CCTGAGCGGGGGTTGATCACGTGGCGTTCGTCGTCTCGGCGGGACAGCTCGCCTCCCTCGACCGGCCGACCGCGGCGCCCTCGTACTCGGTGCGGATCTCCCCGGACCTGACCCAGGACTACGCCACGATCTGGCGCACGCAGCCGTCGGTGCGCACGGTCGTGTCGTTCCTGGCCCGCGCGCTCGCCGACATCCCGCTGCACGTGTTCCGACGCGTGTCCGACACCGACCGCGAGCGCCTGACCGATCACCCGATGGCCGCGCTGATCGCCCGCCCCCTGCCCGGGGTGACGACCTGGTACCGGCTCATGGACTCGCTGATCCACGACCTCGGGATCTACGACGCCGGGTACTGGCTCAAGGTCAAGGGCGACGACGGCAACCTGGGCGGTCTGGTCAGGCTGCCGCCGGCGATGGTCACCCCGGTCGGCGACGACTGGCTGACCGCGACCGCGTGGCGCGTCAAGGGCAGCCGCGGCAGCCGTGACTTCCCCGCCGACCAGGTCGTGCACTTCCGCGGCTACAACCCCGACGACGCCCGCATGGGCTGCTCGCCGATCGAGACCCTGCGGCGGATCCTCGCCGAGGAGCACGCCGCGACCGAGTACCGCGACCAGCTCTGGCGCAACAGCGCCCGCTTCTCCGGCTACCTGGAACGCCCGGCCGGCGCGCCCGGCTGGTCGGCCGGCGCGCGCGAGCGGTTCCGGGAGTCGTGGCACTCGCAGTACTCGGGCAACGGGCCCGGCGCCGGCGGGACGCCGATCCTCGAGGACGGCATGACGTTCAAGCCGAACGCGATCACGCCGGTGCAGGCCCAGTACCTGGAGGCCCGCAAGCTCACGCGCGAGGAGGTCGCGTCGAGCTATCACATCCCGCTGCCGATGGTCGGCATCCTCGACAACGCCACGTTCTCCAACATCCGCGAGCAGCACCTGCAGCTCTACCAGGACACCCTGGGGCCGTGGCTGACGATGCTGCAGCAGGAGATCGCGCTGCAGCTCCTGCCGGACCTGGGCGACGTCGCCGACGTGTACGTCGAGTTCAACCTGGCGACCAAGCTCCGCGGCTCGTTCGAGGAACAGGCCGGCGCCGCGTCGACGTCGACCGGCCGCCCGTGGATGACCGTGAACGAGACCCGGGCGCGCAACAACCTGCCCGCGCTCGACGGCGGGGACGAACTGGTCGTGCCGCTCAACGTGCTCGTCGGCGGTCAGGCGTCGCCGACGGACTCGGCGCCGCCACCGCCGACCGGCACCGCGTCGACCAGGCCGCGCTCGAAGACGGCCCAATTGGTGTGGTCCAAGGCCCGCGCCGGCCAGGACCTGATCGACGAGAGCACCGCCAAGCTGCAGGCGTTCTTCCGCCGGCAGCAGACGGCGTTCCTCGCCGACCTCGACGACCCCAAGTCGGCGCGCGCAGCACTCGCCAAGGCGGGCGGCGACGTCGACCTGACCGACTGGGACGACGAACTCGCCGACGTCCTCGACGACGTCAACCGGGCGACCGCCGACGCGGTGCTGACGATGCTGCGCGAGGCCCTCGGTGTGGCCGAGGGCGAGCTGTCCATCGACGTCCTGCTCGGCTGGCTGCAGGCCAACGCCGAGGCGGTCGCCACCGCCGTCAACGCCACCACGTCCGCCCAGGTGTCGGCGGCGATGGCGAACCCGGTCAAGGAGGAGACCGCCGCCGAGGCCGCCGAGCGCGTGTTCAAGACGGCGATCGACGCCCGCGGCCCGCGCACCGCGATCACCCAGGCCACGAACATCGGCGGGTTCGTCACCGAGGACACCGCCCGCCGCTCCGGCTACGGCCGCAAGCGGTGGATCACGCAGAACAGCAACCCGCGCAAGACCCACGCCCGCATGCACGGCGAGACCGTCGCGGTCGGCGAGAAGTTCAGCATCGGCGGCCGGTGGCCCGGCGACGGGAAGCTCAAGCCGGCCGAACGCTCGGGCTGCACGTGCGACATGGAACTGGTCCGCGACGAGGACGGAGAGGACGACGCATGAAGGTCAAGACCGCCGTCGCGCGGATCAAGGCGCCCGACGACGACGCCGAGGGGTCGGGTGAGTTCGAGGCCCTGGTCAGCGTGTTCGGCAACAAGGACAGCTACGGCGACGTCGTGATGCCGGGCGCGTTCGCCGGGACCCTCGCCGAATGGAAGGACCGCGGCGACCCGATCCCGGTGATCTGGTCGCACATGTACCAGGACCCGCTCATGCACATCGGGCAGGTCGTCGACGCGGCCGAGAAGGACGGTGGCCTGTGGGTGCGCGCCAAGCTCGACCTGGACAACCCCAACGGCGCCCAGGTCCACAAGCTGTTGAAGGACCGCCGCGTCACACAGTTCTCCTTCTCCTACGACGTCGTCGACGGTGCCATGGTCAAGACCGACGGCGAGTTCGCCTACGAGCTGCGCAAGCTCAAGCTGTACGAGGTCGGGCCGACACTGATCGGCGCGAACCAGGCGACCGAGCTCCTCGACGTCAAGGCCGGCGGCGGCACCGTCGCCGAGCTGATGACCCGCCTCACGCGCGCGCTCGACGGCGTCGACGCCAAGGCCGGTCGCGTGCTCTCGGCGAAGAACGAGGACTCGCTGCGCACCGCGTATGAGTCCATCGGCCAGGTCCTGGCCGCGCTCGACAAGACCGACCAGGACGACGACGCCAAGGCCGTGGCCGCGCGCACCGCGGTCGCCGATCTCGACCGGCTCACCCAGGCCCTGACGGGCTGA